GTATGCTCTTGCAAGCTAGAACTGTTTCTGGAAGCACAGTAAATTCAAATGAAGCATCATTTGTAGATCAAGGATTTACTGATATACAAATACATGAACCAAATTATTTTGATTCAGTCAGACAGGTTTCATCTCAGATAAATGAAGATGCTTATTTAACTGATTTACCAGGAAATAAATCTTTATCTGTCTTAATTGATATGGCAACACAAAATTCAGACTTGTCTCCAATGCTTAATTTAGATCATGCTGCTATTACATTTATTAATAATAGAATTAACAGACCAGTGACAAATTATGAAGTGATTTAAGAGTTAATACTGTTAGAGAGGATCCTGATAGATTCTTCTATATTACTAAAAATATAATTTTGGAAAATCCAGCAACTTCTTTAGAAGTTATTATAGATGGATATGTTCCTGATTTATGTGATCTCAGAGTTTTCTATGCTGTTAATCAAGATAAAAAGTTAGATGATGTAATCTTTACTCCATTTCCTGGATTTAAGAATCTAAACATCAATGGACAGATTATCAGTCAAACTAAGAGTGATGGTCAAGCTAACTTAAAAGTTCCAAAAGTAGATCAGTATGTTCAAACACCAACTCTAGATTTATTCAGAGAATATTCATTTACTGCTGATGATTTATCACCATTTTCTCAGTTTAGAATTAAGATTGTAGGCACATCAACAAATGCTGCTGTTGTTCCTCAACTTAGAAACCTTCGTGCAACTGCACTTGCTTAATTATGTCTTTAATACCTGTAGAAAATCATCCTGGCTTATTCAGAGATAGTACAACTAATGCTATTGTAAATAAAAGCAAATCTGATTTTGATAATTACAATAAAACCAGAAATAGAATGCTTTCTAAAGAACAAAGAATCAATCATCTGGAACAAAAGGTAGACAATTTATCAAGTGACATTGGCGATATTAAATCAATGCTTCAATCTTTCTTAAGTAATAATAATGGCCAATAATACAATTACTTTTGATCCAGCTGCTGGAGTTTCATATAGTGCTAATCTAACAATTAATACTGGAGCAAACTTTAAGTCAACATTCAAAGTTATAAAACCAGATAAATCTGCTTTTAACTTTACTGGATATAGTGGATCATCTCAGTTAGTTAAGTCTGTTGCAGTTGGTGCTACTAATCCAGCTACAGCATCATTTACAGTGGGATTTACTAGTGCTGCTGGTGGTGAGTTTAATTTATCAATAGGTTCTACAACAACAAGAACTATAAAACCAGGTAGATATGTATGGGATATGTTAGTTAGTTCAGGATCAACAATTTACAGATTAGTGGAGGGAAATGTATTAGTGTTGGGAGGTATATCCTCTGCTCCATAAATAACTCAAAGGTAGTATTGTATAAATGGCTCAACCTGCTTCAAGACAAGATTTAATTGACTATGCATTAAGACAGAATGGAGCTCCTGTCTTAGAAATTAATGTCGCAGAAGAACAGTTACAGGATTTGATGGATGATGCTATTCAGTATTATCAAGAGAGACATTATGATGGTATAACTAAAGTATTTTTAAAATATAAAGTAACTGAAGCAGATAAAGATAGAGGAAAAGTAAAAGATCCAGCTCAAGGTGGGCAAGCTGGCATCACTACAACAACTGCTACCACTTCTATTGTTGGTGTATCAACAAGTTTTAATTACTATGAAAACAGTAATTACTTACAACTTCCACCTAATATAATTGGTATTGAAAAAATATTCAGATTTGATAGTTCTCAAGGATTAAGCATGACTAACATGTTTAGTTTTAAATATCAATTAGCTCTTAATGACATGTATAATTTTGGAAATTTTGAGTTATTGGGATATGCAATGGCATTGACTCGTTTAGAGACTATTAATTTTCTTTTAAATACTCAAAAACAAGTTAGATTTAATATAAGACAAAATAGATTATATTTGGATATAGATTGGAATGAAATAAGTGCTAATGATTATTTAATTATAGATTGTTCATCTGCAATCAATCCTGATGATTTTACCAATGTCTACAATGATCCATTTTTAAAAAGATATCTATCAGCATTAGTTAAAAGACAATGGGGTTCAAATCTAATTAAGTTTCAAGGTGTAAAACTACCTGGTGGAACTGAATTAAATGGTAGACAAATATATGATGATGGTCAAAGAGAAATAGATGAAATAAGAGGACAAATGTTGAGCACCTATGAGATGCCACCTTTAGATTTCATAGGATAATGATATGGCACTTAACCCCTACTTTTTACAAGGATCTCCTAGTGAACAAAATTTAGTTCAAGATCTTATTAATGAACAGTTAAAGATATATGGTGTTGATGTATATTATATTCCTAGAAGATATATTGCTAAGAACACTGTAATCAGAGAGGTTGTAGAATCTCAATTTGACAGCGCTTATCCTATTGAAGCATATGTTGATAGTTATGAGGGATATGGTGGTCAAGGAACTTTATTATCAAAGTTTGGAATACAAAATATAGATGATTTAACTTTAATCATTTCAAGAGAAAGATATGAAAATTATATTACACCTTTAATTAAAGATGTTCCTAATATTGAATTATCAACTAGACCTAAAGAGGGTGATTTAATTTATTTTCCACTAGGTGATAGATTATTTGAAATTAAATATGTTGAGCATGAACAACCATTCTATCAACTCAAGAAAACATATGTTTATCAATTAAGATGTGAATTATTCAGATATGAAGATGAGGTTATTGATACTGGTATTGAGACAATTGATGATGAAGTAGAACAACTAGGATACATTCAAACATTAACTCTGATAGGAGCAGCAGTTACTGCAACTGCTACTGCAACTTATGTTGCTAGTGGAGCAGTGGATAGAATTACAATAAGAAATGTAGGAACAGGATATAAATCTTCCCCTCAACCTTTGATTGGTATCTCATCAGCACCTAGTGGAGGAATATCTGCTGTTGGTATTGCATCTATATCTAATACATTTATTGACTGTGATACTGGACTGACTGATGGAAAGATTGTTGCTATCAATCTATCAAATGCAGGTGCAGGTTATACTGAAGCACCTATGATTACAATTCAGGATCCTGAAGGAACAGGTGTGGGTGCTGCTGCTACAGCTGGTATTACAACCATTGGATCTATTGGTGTAGTATCAATAGTAAGTGGTGGTTCAGGATATACAACCAGCCCATCATTTACAGTCACTGGAAGTGTTGGTGTTGGAACAAGTGCAAGAGGTATTGGTATAATCAATGCCTCTGGTATAGTAACTGCTGCTTATATTACTAATGCAGGTTCAGGTTACACAGCAATCCCAACCATAACATTTGATGCACCAACTGCTGCTGGTTCTGGTATTGGAACTGGATCATATATCTTCAATGAAATCATTGAAGGTCAAACATCTGGTGCAACAGCAAGAGTTAAAGAGTGGAATGCTACAACTAATAAGTTAGAAGTATCTGGTATATCATCTAACTTCCATAATGGAGAGCAAATTATAGGACAAAATTCTGGTGCTAAATTTGCTATATTCAGTGTTAATACTGATGATGAAGTATCTGGATTTGCTGAAAATGATGTCTTACAAACAGAAGCTGATGCTGTTTTAGACTTTACAGAAACAAATCCTTTTGGAATGCCCTAAAATAAAATCGTTAAATAGTACTGTATTGGTATAAGATAATGTTTGAGTATTTTTACAACGAAGTTTTCAGATCTGTAATTATTGGATTTGGATCTTTATTTAATGGAATTGAAGTTAAGAAATCAAATTCCATTATTAAAGTTCCATTAGCATATGGTCCAACACAGAAATTTTTGGCGAGAATGCAACAAGAGGCAGACCTAAACAAACCTGTTTCTATTACACTCCCAAGGATGTCTTTTGAGTTTTTAGGATTACAATATGATCCAGCTAGAAAGTCAACTCAAACACAAGCAATAATAAATCAAACTCCTGATGGTGCTGAAGTAAAGAAAAATTATCTTCCTGTTCCATATAATATGAGATTTGAGTTATCAATCATGACTAAGTTAAATGATGATATGCTTCAAATCATAGAACAGATACTTCCTTACTTTCAACCTGCATATCAACTTCCAATTAATTTTTTAGGTAATTTAAAAGAAAAAAGAGATGTTGCTATAAACTTAGATAATATTACAATGGAAGATGACTATGAAGGAAATTTTGATACAAGAAGAGCATTAATATACACATTATCATTTACAGCAAAGACCTTTATGTTTGGTCATATAGCAAAAACTCCAGAAGGACTTATTCGCAAAGTTCAGGTGGATTACTATTCAGATACGAATACAAGAACTGCAAAAAGAGAGCAAAGATATACTGTTGTACCAAAACCAAAACAGGATTATAACGATGATGGTGTCATAGATACTAATGATACACCATTTATTGAACCAGGTGATGATTTTGGATTCACAGAAACAAGCACATTCTTTGGAGATGGAAAAGATTTTGCACCTAACAGGGGAGTAGATATCTAATGAGTAAGTTTGATTCTTTAAATGATACTTTCAATACTGATGATGGTATTGAAGTGGACGCTATTGTTAAAGCAGAAAATACTGAATTACAGAAGAGTCAAACTAGAGCAGAAAACGTTGAAAAGGATTATGATTATACAAGGGGTAATTTATATTCACTAATTGAAAAGGGACAAGAAGCAATTAATGGTATTATGGAAGTTGCAGGAGAAACTGCAAGTCCAAGAGCATATGAAGTTGCAGGTCAGTTAATAAAAAGTGTTGCAGATACTACAGATAAGTTAGCAGATTTACACAAAAAAGTAAAAGAGATAGAGGCAGATAATCCAAAAACTCAAAGCACAGTTACTAATAATGCTTTATTTGTTGGAAGCACCGCAGAATTGCAGAAGATGTTAAAAGATGGAATGCTAAATAATAATAGCTCTGAATAGTCTGTATAATGGCGAAGACTTCCTGTAAGAAGGGACAATACTATTGCAACACTGATAAAAAGTGTAAACCTATTCCTGATGGATATAAAGTTCGTGAAGATGGATTTTTAGTTTCAGAGGGATCGAATCCTCGTATCCCAAGAAAAGCAGGACAACCTGCAAAATCAAAAAAACATTCTGATTTATATACTGATGAAGATCCTAAAGGAACTATTCATGGACTTGGTTTTAAGGATGTCGCAACAGCGAAAGCGAGTGTGGCAAAAATTAGGAAATCAAGTCGATCACATGCTCATAAAATTCAAGCAGCAATTGCTATGGAGCAAAGAGCAAGAGTGATGGGTAAAACCTCTGAAGCAGCAGTCTATAGAAAGTTTATCAACTCAATGAAAAAGAAAACTAAATCAATGAATGAAGCAACAATGACTCCTGTTCAAAAGAGAAAGGATACCATGTTGAAGAAGAAGTATGATAAGTCTGATATGAAAAAGAGTATGCAAAAACAGTATGGTAAAGAAGAAGGTAAGAAGGTTTACTTTGCAACTATTCGCAAACAGGCCATGGAAGGTGTCGAAGATGATAAATATAATGTAAGCGAAGAAGGTCTTCGTGATTGGTTTGGTAAATCAAGTGGTACAACCAAATCTGGGCGAAAGGTAAGAGGATGGGTTCAAGTTGGTGGTAAGTATGATGGGAAACCATGTGCAAGACAACCTGGCCAGAAATCAACTCCTAAGTGTGTTTCATCTTCCAAGAGAAGGTCGATGAGTAAGAAAGAGAGAGATAGTGCTGCAAGAAGAAAGAGAGCTGCTGATCCAAATCAACCACAGAAGTCAGGTGCAGCAAAACCAACTAATGTTTCTACTGATCCAAAGAGAAAAATGAAAGAGAATTATTTTAATCGAAATAAAGTAGTTGATGAAGAAAAGAGACCTTTTCCTACTGAGAAAGTTGATAAAAACTAATTAGTTTATTTTTAGATACTCTATTTCCATAATTAGTCATAAAAGAAAATATGATCAAGAATAAACTAGATAAAAATACTAATAGCAATGTATTCATATTTAGTGACCAAAAATTGATATCCTGAAAATATTTTGGAAATTTTATCGTCCAATAAGTCATTTGAGAAACTGGAAAAACAAAACTACAGAAAAATAAAATTGAGCAAAAACAAGTTGCAAAAATAGATTTGCCTCCAGCTAACTGAATTTTTGGAATAGGCTTGTTGCCTTTTGAATTTTGATGATATTTTGCTCCTTTTCTTGATAGATTTTCAAGAACAAATAATAGAAGGATAAAAAATAACAAAACAAAAGATAATTGATTTGCAGTTGTTAAATCATCAAAAGAAATCCAGGCATTGTAAATAGCTGTGGTTAATGTTGAAATACTAAAAAAATCTACTGTTCCAAAATCTGACAGGGTTTCCATTGCAACAAGCGATAACCCCACTACTATTGCAGGTCTTGCTGATGGTAAAATAATTTTAAAAAAACTTTCATATGATGATAAACCTAAATTTTTTCCTACTTCTATAAGATTATGAGATTGAAATACAAAAGAGGCTCTTGTTAAAACATAAACATAACCAAACAAAGAGAAAGAAATTGAAAACATTGACCCAATTAATCCATCAAATTTAGGTATATTTTTATTATAATCTCCTTCTCCAAATAAAAATGTTAATATACTAAATGCAGTTCCATAATTTTCAAAAAAAGCAACTAAAGAATAAGCATAAATGTAAGCTGGAACAGCAAAAGATAATATCAACGCCCATTTAAAAAAATTCACTCCAGGAAATTTATAAAAAGATACAAAATAAGCTGAGGTTACACCAAATATAAAAGTTAGTGATAAAACGCCTAATAAAATTAAGAATGAATTACTTAAATACTTTAAAAGAAAAGTATCTGTT